TAAGCGCCCCTAATCTGCTCGCCCATGGCACCTCGAACACTTCCTTCATAATTCTCATCGATCTCACTAAATGTTTGCCTTCTTTCTGATGCTGTACCTCCTCCTGGGTTGAAGAAGGATTTAGTGGCGTGGAGGGGATTCTTTAAAGAGAAGACAGTCTTTTGAGCCTCAGAAGCGCTTATGTTCCAGGCTACATTAAGTGGGCTTGTTATGGCGCTGATTTGTTCATCTGATAACTTGGATCTAAGATTTTTTAAGAACTTTGATCCATTAGCGCCCATTTCTCCTGTATTGGATACGCCAGCCGAAAAACCAGCAGAGACCACAGGCCCTAAGCCCCCAACAGCGCTCAGAGCTAGGTCTGCCCGTCCTTCTCGCGTAGCCAGCGCATCGGAGAGATTCAAACCCCCATATTCAACGCCCACAGGGCTAACACAAGATTGAGCAATCATAAACAGAACCCTCTTTAAGGATTCAAATAGTGCACGCTTAAGGGCCTCCAAGATAGCCGCACCTATAGACTTAGCTATATCTGCCATTGCATCTATGGTGGGCAAGAGGTCGTCCAAAACAATGACGGGAGTTTTTATCGTGTCGAGTAGATCAACCACCTCCTCCGTGAGTCTTATGCCGTCTAATAAGAATTGCCTAATGTCATTTAGGTCTACAGGTAATTCGATGCAGCGCATCGCCTGGCTGACAATGTTGGTGACCCCTAGTTTGTCAAGATAATCATAGTATGCGTCCTCAAGGCTGTTTAGCTCATTGTAAGCATCTTGGGCATTTCGCAATACATTTGAACCAACCCACTCTTTGGCTCGCTCTCTTGATTGTATTACTTTGTTCCTATACTCCTCAGTTCTTTTCTTGAGAGCTGCTTTCTCTCTA